CAGCCACCATATTGAATATCATATTGTAGATTATATTGTAGATTATAGCCTTAATGAGGAATAGCCTATCTTTTGAGCAGTTGATGTTATATTCCTAACTGATGACGTGTAATAACACAGAAACCGGGTTTAAAAGCCCGGTCTTAGGATTAACTTAATAAAGTCTGACACTGTCAGATAAGCAGGAGAGCTTATGAAGATAAAAAGAACAGACGATGAGCTTGCAGAACTACAGGTTAAGTTTGAAATTGGAATGAAGAAAGCAGGTATAGCAAGATTCTTTGAGAACAATAATAGGGCGATTGATAAGGGAGCTAACTCAGAAACCTATTGGAATAAAAGAATAATACAGGAGGTTGTTTATCCTTTATCCGAAGCTATCGAAGCTTACATTGATTACTATGATAGCAGACCAGGTAAACCTGTCAGAGCATTGGCTTATATCAAACTTGTTGACCCTAAAGAGGCTGCATTCATAGCCTTGAAGACTTCATTAGACCAGGCTGTAAAGGACGTCAACCTTGAAACCATAGTAGATGCCATTGGTCAGAAGATAGAGGATCAGGTCAGATTTCAGAGAATGGAGGATCATTCAGAGGGTTATGTTTCAAAGGTAAAAGACAGACTGAAAAAGGCCAGATCAAAGTCGTATAGGCACCAGCGCAACGCCATGATTGCAGGTGAAGAGGCTCTTGTTCACCCGAAGGAGGATAGGTTTGAAGAACTTGGAAGATGGATTCCATGGGGCATTGATGTGCAACGGCACATTGGTGCTTGTTTGCTTAACATCATAGTAGAGCATACCACATTCCAAGGAGATCCAATCTTCAAGAAGGTCAACGTATATAAGAGAGAGGGGGAGAGGTGGAGGGAATCAACCAAGCTACAGCCAACTGGTAGCATAACCAAGTGGATTGATGAGTACAAAGAGGTAATGTCCGTTGAATCCCCAGCTTATAGACCATGCGTTATTGAGCCCAAAGACTGGACAAATCAATACAATGGCGGATACCACATTAAAGAGATCAGGCGCACACTGCCACTTGTTAAAGCACGTAAATCTCAGCTTAAGAGACTTACCAAGAAACAAATGCCTGTAGTATACAAGGCAATCAACGGCTTACAGCGAATGCCATGGACGGTATCAACACAAGTTCTTGAAGTGGCTAATGAAATCAAACGCCTTGGAATCGACCTTGCTATGCCTTCTAAAGAACCATATGAGATACCAGGCTGTCCAGTTCCAGAAGAACTTAAGGATATCAGAGGCAAGGAACTCAAGAGATATCTTACTGAGGACCAGTGGAATGAATTCATTGAATGGAGAAGAGAAGCAACGCAAGTGTACCAGCGCGACAACAAGCGCAAGGCTAAGTATCTTGACTTCCATAGGACCATATCAACAGCTAACCTCTATGAAGATCTTGAAAGATTCTTCTTTGTATATACTTGTGATTCAAGAGGTAGGGTATATGCCAAGTCTGATACTATCTCACCTCAAGGTAATGACCTACAGAAGGGTCTGATTAAGTTTGCAATTGGTAAACCTCTCGGAGATAGAGGTAAGCATTGGCTTGCTGTTCATGGTGCTGGTAAGTGGGGGAATGATAAATGCTCTTTCGATGAACGAGTCAAATTCATTGAAGACATGACCGAAGATATCAGGGATTTTGTGGCTGATCCATTTACCAATACAGGATGGGCAGGTGCAGATAAGCCTTGGCAGTTTCTTAACTGGTGCTTTGAATGGTCCGCATTACAGGATTGGATTGAAGAAGGTAAGAATGAACAGGAGTTTGTATCATACATACCTTGCGCTCAAGATGGTAGTTGCTCAGGCCTACAGCATTATGCAGCAATGCTAAGAGATGCTATCGGAGGTCGTGCTGTCAATCTGGTTCCAGATATCAAGCCTAATGATATCTATGGACAGGTTGCAGATCTAACAACAAGGGACTTAGAAGATATAGCACTAACCGGGGAGACAGAAGAGCTAAGGATTACAGCCGAGGGCTTGCTTGTAATCAAAGGAGGTATTAGCAGGGGATTAACTAAGCCACCAGTTATGACCAGGACGTATGGGTCTACTCAGATAAGATGCTTAAAGACTACATCTGATTACTTTGCAGATCTACAAGATGATGAAAACAAGGAAGCTAAGGCAGAAAAGAGAGAGCCTATCAAAGTACATCCTTTTGCTGGATTCAATGAGCCTGGAATACCTTTGAGAGATGCAGAGAAATTATGTTCTAAATCAATATGGTCTGCTCTTAAACGTACTGTTACTTCGGCAGCAAGTGGTATGAAGTTTATCCAAGACGTTGCAGTCACTATGTCAAAAGCTGGTAGTCATCTTGAGTGGGAGACACCAACTGGCTTTATAGTAGAACAAAGAGAGCTTGAGTCTAAGTCAAGACGTATTAAAACTCAGCTACTTGGAAGCACAAGGTTCTCTATTGCAGAGGAGACAAGTAAGTTTAATGACAATAAGATGAAGTCTTCTTCTGCTCCTAACTTTGTCCACTCCATGGACTCTTCGCATCTTATACTTGCTGTGGAAGCTTTCTTAGATGCAGGATTCACAGGTATATCTGTCATTCATGATGACTTTGGTACTCATGCTTGTGATACAGATGAACTAAGGGACTTACTTAGAGGAACATTCGTAAGTATGTATGAAGAGCATGATGTACTTAGAGAATTCCTTGAGTACAATGAAGCGTTACTACTTGAGGAACTTGAAATTGAGTTACCAGAAAGAGGAGACTTAGATTTACAGGAAACTTTACACTCTGAATATGCCTTTGGATAGGCTGAAATTATAATCCGTCATAGCCTGTCAGATGCAGATCTGGCGGGCTTTTATATTTAGGGACCAGTAGAGAGTATAGAGATATAAGAGAGTATAGAGATATAAGAGAGTATAGAGATATAAGAGAGTATAGAGATATAAGAGAGTATAGAGATATAAGAGAGTATAGAGATATAAGAGAGTATAGAGAGATAAGAGAGTATAGAGAGATAAGAGAGTATAGAGAGATAAGAGAGTATAGAGAGATAAGAGAGTATAGAGAGATAAGAGAGTATAGAGAGATAAGAGAGTATAGAGAGATAAGTTATTATATAATATTTATTATTCCTTATTCTATACTGGTCCTTAATGGACACAGAACTATGTTAGGTGCATCTAACAGTCTGACACTGTCAGACAACTATAATAATTAGGAACCAGTAGAGATAAGAAAGCTCAGCTTTTATTAATTTAAAGGAGATTTAAATGGACTATAAACTTTACATCATTGAAGGAATCAGCAGATCTGATTGTTATTGTGATCTCTCGGAAGAGCTTAAAGGAGATGTAGTCAGGGCTAAAATTGAGAAGTATTTTGAATCAGGGTATGTGTCAGCAGAAGTTGAGGGAATAAATTTTCCAATTTTAAATAAAGCTGCTTACTTCTTTCAAATTAAACTTAAACCGTTACAGTAAAGGAATTACCAGTGAGTTATAATTTAGATAATAGAGTGTCCGAAGCTTTTATTAAGCTTAACACATGCTATGGTTGTGTTAAACGCGGCAAATGTAAGGATGAACAGTTTGTAAATCAAGGTGATTACTGCCGGAGGAAGGAACTAACAAAGAATAAAAGGACCAAGAGTCATGGAAAGAAGCACTGTTGAGAAGTTCAAGAAGAAACTGACAAGATCAGAAAAGTCTGACAGTGTCAGACAAAACAAAAGAGAGCGTAGAAACAGACGTATTAAAAGAGCCATCAAAGAAGGCGAACTATATCAGTCTGACAGTGTCGGACAATAATAGAATAGGAACAGATATGGCTATAGTAATGAATGTTGCTTGCCCTGCTTGTAGAGAGACAGGTCATGATTCACGCGGTACTAACATGATGGTGTTTTCTGACGGCGCACGACATTGCAATAGAGCGCACTGGCATAAGAGTGGGCAACCTTTATATTTACCTCCTGGTAGTGATGATCCTATCATGGAGATGGAGATTACCGGGACTATCAAGTATACTCCTAATCAGTTCAAAGAGTTGTGCAAGGAAGGGAAGTTAGATAACCCTAACATGAGACAGCTTGCCCTGTCAGGTATGAGAGGTGAGGACAGATGGGAGGTTGCCAATGAAGATGAACGAGCGTACATGCTCAAGGAGAAGGAGTTAGATCATGAGTACTTCGAACAACATAAGATTAAGAACTTGGTTACAAGACATATTAAAGGACAAATTGCCAAGCTCTATGACGTTAGGGTTGGACACGACCAGGATGGAAAAGTTAACAAGCACTTATATCCTATCTATGATGCCGATACGGGGAGGTGGAAAGGAGCAAAATGCAGAACTCTGCCTAAAGACTTTAGGTTCGGACACCTTGGCTGGACATGGGGAAAGAACCTCATGTTCGGGCAGAACCTTCTCTCAGTAATCCTTCGACGAGGTGGAAGACAGGATACTTTGCTCCTTGTTGGAGGAGAGTGTGATGCCATGGCAGCACAGCAAATGCTATGGGAGTCACGGGCTGGAACTAAGTGGTCTGACATCCCTTTTCATATATGGTCGCCTACCAAAGGAGAGTGTGCTTTACAAGAGATTATTGACAACAAGGCAGAGATCTCAAAGTTTAAAAAGATTCTCTTGTGCTTTGATGCTGATGACACCGGAAAGAAACTCACGCAATCCGTGGCTAAACTTTTCCGTGGTAAAGTACATAAGCTCCAACTCCCCGGCACATGTAAAGACCCCAATGATTGCTTAAAGCAAGGGAAGGAGAAAGAGTTCGTAGATGCCTGGTTTAATCCTGTCGATCCATTCGAAGGTGGTGTCATTAGTTCTGCTTCTAAGTTTAGAAACAAAGCTAAAGAACAACCAGTCATGGGTCTCTCTTGGCCTTGGCCTGAACTTGATTCTGTTACTTACGGGATGCGTCTTAACTTTCTATCAGTGTGGGGTGCTGGTACTGGCGTTAACTATTAGCGCCATCATACAGTAATGTATGATTGTAAATCGTGTGAACTCAGGGGAAGCCAAGACCTGGTAATCCTGAGCCAAGCTATGTGAGCCTCACTTGAAAGGAGGCTGTATGAAATGTAAAGAAATAAAAGGCTATGAAAATTATCTTGTCTTTGAAGACGGAACAGTTCTTAATCAGAACACAGGTAGAGAACTCAAACCAGATAAGACAAACAGAGGATATTATAGGATTACAGTTTGCAAAGATAATAATACAAAGAGATTCTCTTTGCATCGTTTGGTTGCTGAACTGTTTATCCCTAATCCTTTGAACCTTGAGACTGTTAACCATAAGGATGGTATCAAGACGCATAACTACAAGAGTAATCTTGAATGGATGTCACAAGAAGACAACCAAGCTCATGCTGTTGATAACAACCTATGTCCAAGTGGAGAGCAGAACGGTAACAGCAAGTGGAAGGAGGACACCATCCACGAAGTATGCAAGCTGATAGAGCAAGGACTGACAAGAGGTCCAATACTAAAAGCCACCGG